GCGCCCGCAGCTGCGTTCGACGACATTACCATTACTTTATCGGAGAGAGAAACAAATGGGGTTCGAAGATATCTTGATGTTATCAGTGGTGGAAGTGTTTGGAGATTTCAACCTCCGGTGGTATGCAGAGACCAATAAACCCCTCTATTTTGGAGGAGGTGTACTGGGCTATATTGCCGTTATCTACTTTTTGATCAAGAGCCTCCGATCAGACAACGTGCTGTATGTGAATGGAATGTGGGACGGTGTTTCAGCTATTATTGAAAGTCTTGCTGCATATATCGTACTAGGGGACAGGCTCGATAAGCCTTCGAATTATATCGGTTTGGGACTGGTGTGCGTCGGTATCATGTTACTGAAACACTAGTCGCGGATCACACCCTCCGTCGGGTGAACAGCCTTGGACGCATCCTCGAGAGCCTTGGCTGCCTCATTCTCCTTGCGGCGACGAGCATTCTCATCCTTCTGCTTCTTGATCGACGCCTCACGCTCCTCGGCAAAGAACATCTCCTTGTTCACCTCGTTCTCCTTGTACTTGCGCATCAGCTCGTTCAACTCCTGCTCGGCATACTCCACCTCCGGCATAAGATGCTCCGAAGGGTCCCACGGCAGCCACGCACCCACCTTGCCAATGTACAGGTTATCCTTCGGGTAGCGGCGCTGGAGAACCTTGGCAAAGAGCTGGGCCTCCTCGACTGTCGGGAAGGAACGGCGCACCTTGACACCCCGGACATTTGTGCGGAACTCCACCTTGTTATCGTACTTCTCCTGAAGCTCCTTCTCGTGGTTCAGGAGAAAGATCTGGTACTGCTCGTGCACATCCGTCTCCTTGACCTCGGCATTGCGAACCTTGACAAAGTCATTCGCATCAGCCATCAGGTCGTCAATCTTCAGTGAGTACTTCTTGGACAGGAACGCCATGAGGTGCTCGAGTCCCTTGACCTTCCACTCGTAATCCATCCACTCGACAAAGCGCTCGAACATGTACTCGTTCTTCTGCTGAATCACCTTTTCCGGGCTCAAGAAGGAAACAATGCAATACTTTTGTGTCGGGATCTCCGGGTCCTCGTCAAGATAATCTACACGCTCTCCATCCTCTTCCTTGGGCAGTGTCTCGCGGGTCGGCATGTCTTGATTCTACAGGTCTTTTGAAAGTGCTTTTTTTTACGCCGGATAGACAAATGTATTCTCTTCTCACTTCATCGCTTTTGATGTTCGTGCTGACCCCCGGCGTCTTGATCCCTCCCCTGTTCGGAGTCATGTGGAGCGCACTCTTGCACGCTGTCGTGTTTTACGTGGTGTCGACCTATCTATCCGCCTATCTGCCTTGGTGGGCCTTGTGGGCAGTTGCGACTTACTGTATTTACCGTGGGGTTTCCTAAACTTTTAAATCTGGATTCCTCTGCTAAAAACGAAAAGTCCGTTTCGAGGGATACTTGACCTTACACCCAAGAACAAAATGAGCACGCCCGCAATCGTTCCTTCTGACAAGCTTGACATCAACCTCATCTCCATTGGCGACATTCGCGCAAACAAGGCAGGTGGTAAGACTGTTCCCCTCAAGTACAATGGACAGAACAATCTGCAGATTCGTGTCCCTCGCATCTTCTACCCGGCTGGTGTTGTCGTTCGTACCGACGAGACTGGCAAGTCAAGCTACTCGCTCCTCGCCTCGCTCAAGGGGTGCGACACCTATGCCAAGGATCGCAACATGGACGGATCAGAGATCGGCAACTTCTACAACTTTCTCCTCGACCTCCAGGAGAAGATCATTGCCGCAGCTGGTTCTAACAGCTCCAAGTGGTTTGGCAAGCAGCGCTCCGAGGCAGTCCTCCGGGAGACCTTCAAGCCGATCCTGAACCAGAGTGTGGAGAAGGTCAATGGCGAGTGGGTGCCCAATGGCAAGTACCCGCCTAGCCTCCGCATGAAGATCTCGGTTTGGGATGGCAAGGTGAGCATGAGCGTGTGTGATGCACGCGACATGGACATTGCCGTGACTCCCGAGAACATTGAGCAGGTCTTTGCCAAGCGCATCGAGGGGCGCATGGTCATCACGCCGAGCATCTACGTGACTGGCACTGGCTTTGGTGTCACGTGGCGCGTGACGCACGCCAAGGTGTTTGCCCCGAACAAGGTGACGGCTTCGCAGGCCTTCTCGGACATCCGGGAGCCGGACGCCGAGGATGACGAGCAGGAGGTCGAGGTGCCTACGGTTGAGGCGCCGTCTGCACCTCCGGTTGAGGTTGAGGTTCACCACCACGAGGCTCCGGCCCCGACGACGGCTTCGAAGAAGAAGCGCGCAGCTGTTGCAACCGCCTAAAGACGTCTGACACAGCAGGAGGTCTAGACACATTCAATGAATCATCAATAAACCAAATTTTTTCCTTGACTGGAAAGTCCAGAGGTACATGAACGTCTGCACAGTCAAACGGCTTCAAAGACTTCTTTTTGCATTTGGAGCATGCGTGCACAATGGGGAGTTCCACCAACATGTCCGGAGTCACGACTCGCGTCGAGGTTGACAAACACTGTTCCAAGAAACTCTTGGGATCTGTCCATCCTTCTGTGAGGAAACGCTCATAGGTGTGTTCAGCCATGAAGGACCAGATCGGATCGTCTACCGTCCATTTTTCTTCCTGCAACAGGGTGGCAAATGGGCTGTCATAATACCAGTGCAAGGCAACATCAGCGGCATTGTTCAGATTGTGTTCGGCTAGACCTACGCGGTCTAGGTCCTTGTCGTACAACCAATACACGTTTGCATGAGTGTATCGGGGATCGCGTGCGCCCCGGTAGACTTTGCGGTCTCCCATGGTCCACAAATCCGACACGACATCGATATCGTGCTCTGTGGCATCACGGGACGTTTCGTAGACAATTGATGGATCGGTCAGCGATAGCATTGTTGGGTAGGTAGATTAATCAAAGGACACTACAACGCGCACATCGTGACGCTTGACAGACTTGGTTGCAGAGCGCGACAGTTCATGGCGCTTCCGACGCTCACCATCGGGTTGGATCATAACCTGGGAAAACTCCTCCATGTCGCGATGGATCTCATCGTAATGCTCGTCCAGATACTCGAGCACCTCGTCCTGGATAACCCACTCAAAGAAGTTGAGCTGACCCACGGTCGTGTCCAGTCCCCGGAACTTGATCCGCTTGCAACGGCAAAAGGGATCGAACATCTTCTTATTGTACGCCTTGAGATGTGCCTTGTAGACGAGGTACACGATCACGTGGCGGCCAGACTTGGTCATGTACGACACATTGTACTTTTTGGAATAGTTCGTCGCAAACCAGTCCAGCAGACGCAGACTTAAACGCGACTTTCCCGTCAGAATTTCCTCGACACGCGTGAATGTTTCCGGATTTGAATAAAAGGTTTCAAGACGGTGCAGTACCCACTGCTCCTTGCTCTGGATAGTCTCCATGACACTCTTGTTCTTGAGCAGTGAAAGTGCTTACAAAAACGAAACGAATATATCACAATTGTAACGCACAACCAATGGAGCGTGAACATGCAGTGAATCGTGTGATTGAGATGTATGGACAGAATGACCAGCGTAGTGCTGCATGGCACACCAAGCGCACTGAAATGATTACCGCATCTGAAGTCACGGACGCCTGGACCACGTCCGAGTCGCGTCGTCGGCTAATTATGCGCAAACTGGATCCCAAGGAAAGTTCCGGGACAGGTGCGTGTGCTCCCCTGATTTGGGGCACGCGCTTCGAGCCGATCGCCAAGAAGATTTACGAGGATGAAACGGGATGCCGCATTGTCGATGTGTCTTGCGTCCAGCACCCTGTTCACCTGTTTCTCGGTGCAAGTCCCGACGGTATTCTCTTTCCAAAGGAAGAGGACAAGACAGACAAGCGGTGGGGGCGATTGGTGGAGTTCAAGTGCCCGATCTCGCGTGATCCCAAGCCGGAGATTCCGAACCACTACATTCACCAGATGCAGATGCAGATGGAGTGCACGGGAATTGATGAGTGCGAGTATGTGGAGTTCCGGTTCAAGCAGGTCTACTATGCCGAGTGGACAGCGTTCGAGGGTAAGAAGGGCGTCTTTGCAGCCATCGGCGACGGCAAGGTCTTTTACCGCGAGGATACACAGACACTCGAGGACTGGAAGGGCAGTCTCGAGGGAGACACAGACGATTACCAGTTTGTCTACTGGATCCTGGCCTCCACCAAGAAGGAGTTTGTGCCCAAGGATCCCCAGTGGTTGACTACACACTTGCCCGATCTACAGGCTACGTGGGATGAGGTCGTCAAACACCGTGAGGCCGGGACTTTTCCCGAGGCACCTGTAAAGCCGGTCACTGTGACACTGGACATTTAATCGATCCGGGAAAGTATAGCCCTTCGGCATTGAACCCGGGCATTGCAAACCACGTGTCGGGCAGAACCAATGTACGATGCGGATTCAGATAGGCGCCCCACCATGAATAGGTCGAGTTTGCGCAAATCCCACCCTTGCACTGGGTCATCAAGAACAAGGAATCCACTTCATTCTCTTCAATGATGGAACCCGGTAGATTCATTTTTTTTGCATACTCCACATCATTGGTAAAAATTGAATACACTGTGCCTTCGGGGAAGAGGGCCATTGCATTTGCATAATACTGTGTCAGGTCCACGCCGTGAAGAACATGGCCCTTGTAATCCCCTCCGCGAATGTGAATAAACACAGTCTGATTGATCTCCGGGTACTTGGAGAGAACTTGACGAGAAAAGCTCCTATTCAGATTGTAGAGGAAAGACGTGTGCACATATCTCCAATCTTGAAAGTACCCGAGCGCCTTGGCATGAGTGTACTCGGTAAGACGACTCCAATCTTGAAACGCAAGTGTTGTTTCCTCGACAATGGTTGCATCGTGATGGGGGCGGTGACAATGGCTCCAACGTTTCAGCAAGGTGTCGAGATACGGTACAGACGAATGCGGTGAAGGATTGGTTTCAAGAATGAGGATCCGGTTGAGAGTTAATGCTAAATATTCACCCGCTGCAAGTTGAAAAAGTTGGTTCCCTAGTCCACCACGGAGTTCAATCACAATGGTCTGGAGCATTTACTTGTTCTTCGTGTAACTTTAGGTAACGGTTTCTAGTGAAAACCATAATGGAGTGTTATTACATTAATCTCGATCGCCGTACTGACCGGCGCCTCGAAATTGAATCTGAACTTGTCGACCTTGGAATTCCTGTACATCGATTTTCTGCAATTGAACGTGTCCCCGGGGGGCTTGGTTGCAGTCACTCTCACCTTTCCGTGTTGAAGATGGCGCGCGATCGAGGACTTCCAGCCGTAATGGTTCTTGAGGACGACTTCCAATTCTGTGTTTCGAAAAACGAAGTTGCAGAGTACCTTGGTGCCCTCCCGGACAATTACGATGTCGTCCTTCTGGCCTACAATCTACTTCGTTCAGAACCTCCTTCTGGTCGTTTTGGAAAAGTGCTTGAGTCGCAATCTACTCCCGGGTATATTGTTTCACAAAGGTATTACGACACTCTTATTGCCCGTTGGGATGAAGGACTCGCCCTGTATGAGCAGTACCCCGAGCAGCACTGGAACTATATCCTCGATCAATATTGGAAGCCTCTCCAGCCTGTAGGAAACTGGTATTACACTTCGCCCCGTATGGCTCGTCAGCGTCCCGGGTATTCGGACATTGCTCTCCGTCACATGAATTACGATTACAAGATTACGTACGTGACTACTTTTTTGATTCCCCCCGACCGTCCAGTGATTGGATCCATTGATGATTACCGAACACAGTTTGAAAAGATTGCAAACACCGGGATTCCAATCGTCTTGTTTCTTGACGACACGATTACGCACTGGACATTTCCAGCAAATGTGCATGTTGTAAAGGCATCCTTGGCTGACACGTGGATTGACTCGATTGCACCTGCGTCTGGAACCTATGACATTACAGATGAGCGAGCTCCGAAGGATACATTTGGGTACATGAAGATCCAGCACACCAAGGCAGAATGGTTAATGCGCGCACGAAGCATGAGTGTATACGTGACGGATTGGTATGCGTGGATTGATTTTGGAATCGTCCGTGTCCTTGACCAACCGGCAATCGATCGTCTTTATTCCATGATGCCTCCTCTTGAACCGCGCATCGTGACACCGGGTTGCTGGGCATGGATCCTTGATGATGGAAATGTGTGGAAAGGCGTGCATTGGCGCTTTTGTGGTGGGTTCATTTTGATGCACAAGGATTTCGTGGAACCCTTTTGGAAACAGTACAAGGCAATTGTCTTGCGTGAACTTCCAAAGTTTACATGGGAGGTCAATATTTGGGCCTTGATGGAATCCGATGGACTCAACTTTGGATGGACACCGTGTTCCCAGCACTCTCCGGAAATCATTCCTCGGTCATACGAAGAGTCTCCATGGGCAAATATTCGCGGATACCTTGCATCCATTAATCAAGACATGACTCCATATGGATGTACCCTGTCGGACGCGGCAAAGGCTGATCTGGAGCTTCTTAAAAACGGAAAGTCCGTAACCCCTCCGTAACTGCGTTCAAGCCAAAATGTTTCTCGCATGTCTCTTCCGCATCTTCGTCTGGTTCCAGCGCACCTTTGAGACCATGTTCCAGTCCATGACCAATGACTCCCACAGGAAGTTCTTCATTTCAGTACTCGAGGACTATGATCCGGATCTTGATGCCTACGTTCCGGAAGATGCTATCTTTGTCGAGGAGTGGACGCGCGGACACCACATTCGTCGTCGCATTCTCAACACCGGTGAGCGAATCGTCGACTACAACGGCGATCCGTGGGTACCCGTTGTGGTTCCGTGGATCTGGATCGGCGACACCAAGTCAAAGGTCGATCTCACCGAGGCACTGTCTCGCTACATGGTTGCCGACAATCTCATCACACTTGACCTTCTTGAGACCTTCTTTCCGAATTCGGATTTTAAGGTGGCGTACATTGACCCGCGCACGTTCATCGAGCACGACTTTCCTGCAGAAGGTGTAAGGATCCGTGCTCTCAATGCCGCTCGCTGACGCATTCAACAAGGCTGAACGGTACATCCAACTCCGTACCTTCTTCCATCCAAGTCGGTCCGTGTCCAACCTAAAACAAATCAGCGACATGATTGTCATGCCAATGATCGCTTTTTTCATGTGGTTTGTAGGTGTAGGTGATGCGCTCTTTGTCATATCGTCGACCATGACAGCATATGATTTGTGGAAGCGTTACAATGAATACATGTCGTTAGAGTTTGAAATGCAGCGGATGCGTCTTCGTACCGCTGTTGTAGGGGGGCCGTTCATCGTGACCAATGATCCCACCTACTTGCCCTACGTTTGGGCGGATGCAGTTACGCGGACGCAACCCGGATCCCACCCTGGTTCGGGGCGTACGGTGTAAGATCAATCAGTCCACCCACACCAGAGCCGGTGTATCCTCCAGCAGAATTCGCACTCTGCAAGGCGCCACCACGCATGGTGCGCCGGCGGGTCCGGCGGCTACGGCGACCGCGGCTCCGGCGACGACGACCCCCAGTCACAGATTCCATTGTGTCAACCTTCGCCTCGCCTCCACTCACGTTTGCAGATCCATACACCGGGCCCGCAGTTCCAATCGTACCACCGAAGCTGGGAAAGTTTCCACCGCGCATCTTGCGAGTCCGAGTCTTACGACGTTTACCTCCTGTGCAGACCATTTACTCCTTGTCAGGAAGAAATACACCGAGTGACCCGGGAATATCGTCATATGCCTCGGTGCCTCGAATAATCGTTCCTACCGGAAGTTCAGATAAGGGGACAAGGGCAACCAGGTCGGGAGAGTGGAACAAGCCGAGGAGCTCCCGGATCCATTCGGATCGCTGGGGATAGGTTGAACGCGGATGCACGTGGTCTCCATTTAAAACCCAGACATCCTGCACTGCAAATACATGGGGCGATACCTTGACGACGCGGAAAATCGTATCGCAACACATCCGCTCATCTATGCACAAGGCAAGCTCTTCCTGCTTCCCCTTTGCATCGACAAAGAGGGCGCGTGCACGTTCTTCGTCATGACTCAAGAGCAGCCACCCGGGGACGCCACTAGGCTGCGGGACGCGCAGTGAGGGCTGAAAGGTCAGTGGCCCCGTCTTCGACAACGCCTTCCATGCGAACTTGCTTCTCATACGTTGGTACATTGACTGTTTGCGCCGGCTCTGCGAAAGTCTCCTTGGGCGGTGCGGGCGGTGGCACAATCACCGTGGGAGGGAGCGGGGGAGGCGGTGCTTCAACCTTGACGGGAACCGGGGCAGCCGGGTACATCCACCGCACAACAAAGTACACGCTCACGTGAATCGCGACAAGAACAAAGAGTGTGGTCACGACGAGAGAGAGCGCGTCGAACACGTGCATTTGTTGGGAAGCTACGTTTGTTTCGGTGTCAGGGAACCGCAAACTGTAAAATGAAACACCTTATCGCCTACAACTTCCTTCCACCTACGTGGCTTTGTGTATTCCGTGACTCGAGCGTATTCGGTATGATAGATGCGCGACACAATGCCGTCGGGCATGGGTGTTTCGCGAAAGTACACACATCCATTCGAAAGGGGCTGCATGTACTGAAGCATTCGTGTATGGAGGTTCACGCGACCCAGACCCGTGTAAAGAATGCG